CTATTAAGAGATATAGTTGGCGGAAGCGGCGGACCAAGGAGGGATGTTGACATGTGTAGGCTAAAAATTGGTGATAGCCAAATCACATGTTTGCCTCTTGGTGATGGTAGTAAAATTCGTGGTCAACGTGCTAATGATATTATTGCTGACGAATTTGCATCTATTCCTAGAGAAATATTTGAGAATGTTGTTGCTGGTTTTGCTGCTGTTAGCGCTTCACCTGTTGAAAACGTGAGAAGAATAGCTGCTGAAAAGAAAGCTATTGAACTTGGAAAGCTCACGGAGGACGAACAACAAGCGCACGAAGAGGGTGCAAACCAAATTATTCTTTCTGGTACTGCATATTATGATTTTAATCATTTTGCTGAATACTGGAAAAAATGGAAGAGCTTTATAACAAGCAAAGGAGACCCAAAGAAACTTGCTGAGTTATTTGGTGAAGATGGAGTTCCTGAAGGTTTTGATTGGAGGCAATATTCGATTATTCGAGTTCCTTTTGAGCTTTTGCCGGAAGGCTTTATGGATGCTGCTCAGGTTGCCCGTTCAAAAGCCACAGTTCACTCAGGAATCTACCAAATGGAGTTTGGCGCGTGTTTCTCTACTGATAGTAATGGTTTCTTCAAACGCTCTTTAATTGAGTCTTGTGTTGTTTCTCCTCAAGAACCTGTTAGCCTTCCAAGTGGAGAGGTCAACTTTAGGGCTATGTTAAGAGGTAATCCAAATTGTAGATACGTTTATGGTATTGACCCTGCTTCCGAAGTGGACAACTTTTCCATCGTCATCATGGAGGTTCACGAAGACCATAGTAGAGTTGTATATGCTTGGACTACCAACAGGAGTAGACACAAAGAACAATTAAAAGCTGGTATAGCAGATGAAACAGATTTCTATTCTTATTGCGCTAGAAAAATTAGAGATCTAATGAAAGTCTTTCCGTGCCAAGAAATAGCACTAGACGCACAAGGTGGTGGTATAGCAATTATTGAAGCCTTGCATGACAAAGATAAGATACGAGAAGGCGAATTACCAATTTGGCCTACTATCGACGATAAAAAAGAAAAAGACACTGATGGAGAAGCTGGGCTGCATATTGTAGAAATGATACAGTTTGCTAAGGCTGATTGGGTGTCAGAGGCAAATCACGGACTTAGAAAAGACTTTGAAGATAAAACTGTTTTGTTTCCCCACTTTGACACAGCGACTCTTGGGTTAGCTATATCTGACGACAAAATAAAAAATAGACTATATGACACACTAGAAGATTGTGTAATGGAAATAGAAGAGTTAAAAGATGAACTTTCTATGATTATTATTACACAGACAACTTCTGGTAGAGATAAGTGGGATACTCCTGAAGTAAAACTTCCGGGAGGAAAAAAAGACAGGCTCAGAAAAGACCGTTATTCTTCTTTAATAATGGCAAACATGTCTGCAAGAAAAATTCTTAGAACACCTCCACCTCCTGTATATGATACTATTGGCGGTTTTGCCGGTGGAATTAAAGGTGATATGTCTGGGCCTGAATACGTTGGTCCAGCTTGGTTTACCGAAGGAATGAAAGATGTTTATTGATTTGGTGTATAATCAATTAGATTAATTCCCCAATCATTCTAATTGCAATTCAATAGGTATATAAATGGCTAACGATAACCCAATCAAAGATCAGCAAAAGACTCAAGCGTTTGTCACTTGGTCTGATGATTCTGGAAAGAGACAAGCTCTCGCTGACACTTCAGATAATATAGATTCTTACGATGGAATTCAAAAGGCCGTAGCCTATAATCGCAGATCCTTTTTAGACCTTGAGCCTAATCGTTCGGTAAGAACTGGATTTACCAGAGAAGACTATAACAGGTTTAGATCTACTGAGTCTGTTCCAAAGCAGCAAAAAGACGCAATAAGAATGTGTATGCAGGCTTATGACAAGGTTGGAATCATTAGAAACGTCATAGATCTTATGGCTGACTTTGCCGGTCAGGGAATTACTATTGTTCATCCAAATAAAAGAATAGAAAAGTTTTTTAGAGCTTGGTTTAGTAAAGTTAAGGGAAAAGAAAGAACTGAACGTTTTTTAAATACTCTATATAGATGTGGAAATGTAGTTGTAAAAAGAAGAACAGCCAAAATCAATAAAAGAGCTGAAAGAAATCTTCGGGCTTCTGGCGATACTGACATGGACATAATTGATCTAAAAGTACCCAGAAGAGAAATACCTTGGAGATTTGACTTTCTTAATCCACTATCTGTAGAAGTCATTGGAGATGAATTAGCTACATTCGTTGGCCAGCCTCAGTACGCTCTTAGAGTTTCCAAGCTTGTAAGAAACTTAGCCAATAAAGGCATTGTTGGAGATAGTCCACATCATAGAAATCTTACTGCTATGCTTCCTCCAGACATTTTGTCAGCAGTCAAAGATGGTCATTCTGTTATACCTTTAGACCCAGAAAAGGTTTCTGTACATTTTTATAAGAAAGACGATTGGCTTGTTTGGGCTAATCCTATGATTTATGCGATTTTAGACGATATTATCATGCTAGAAAAAATGAAGCTAGCAGATATATCAGCTCTTGATGGTGCTATATCGAATATAAGACTTTGGACTCTTGGTGATTTAGATAATAAGATCTTACCTACTAAGTCTGCGATTAATAAGCTAAGAAACATTCTTGCTAGCAATGTTGGTGGCGGAACTATGGATTTGGTGTGGGGTCCTGAACTTAACTTCACAGAATCTAGCACTCAAGTATTTAGATTCTTAGGTAAAGAAAAATATGAACCTGTACTCACAAATATATATGCAGGTCTTGGAGTTCCTCCTACTCTCACCGGAATGGCTTCTGGTGGTGGCGGTGGCTTTACCAATAACTTTATCAGCTTAAAGACTCTTGTTGAAAGACTAGAGTATGGCCGTCAGGTTTTAGTTAATTGGTGGAACCAAGAGCTTGAAGTCGTACAAAAGGCTATGGGTTTTAGATTGCCTGCAAAAATCCACTTCGATCAGATGGTACTATCCGATGAAGCCTCTGAGAAGAATCTACTAATACAATTGGCCGATAGGAACATTATTAGTGCCGAAACTGTCATCGAAAGATTTGGAGAAATCCCTGAGATAGAAAAAATTAGAATTAGAAGAGAAGAAAAAGATAGAAAGGGAGAAGCTATGCCTCAAAAGGCTGGCCCATATCATAACCCTCAACATCGTAATGACCTTGAAAAGATTGCTTTAACCAAAGATTCTATGAGTCCAGAGGATTTTGGCTTAGTTCCTTCTCCAGATACTGGCGACCATCCCTTCACAGACCCAAGAGATAGAAGGGACAAAATCAGTATTGATAATGAAAAAGAAGAAAAAGATGAAAAGAGATTTGAAAAAGAACAGAAGAGAATGGATCTGAAGAAGCAAAACGAGCCAGCTCCAAAAGAGAAAAAGTTTGATCCCACCGGAAGACCCGAAGATGGAAGACCTAAAAATTCAAGGGACAAGATGAAGAGAAAAGAAAAGGAAGTTAAACCTCGCCAAACTGTTAATAGTGAGTTTGTTGGTATATCTTTGTGGGCTACTAAAGCGCAAGAAGAAATCACCGAAATAGTTAATCCTGCTATATTGGCTCACTTTGAAAAGAAGAGTATAAGGTCTCTAACAAAAAGCCAAATTGACCAATTAGAACATCTAAAACTATGCATACTATGCGGCATACAACCTTTTATTGATATAGATCCTTCAATGGTTGCGGCTTTACTTAACTCACCAGTTTCAGTCTCAAAAGAGGTGGCTTCTGTCATAAAAAATCTGAAAGATGATTTTTCTGCAAGAAACGATAGACAACCAAACATAGATGAGCTTCGTCAAATCAATGTTTCTGCTTATGCTTTAAGTAAAACATCATAGAGATATTAGTGATTTTTATTTGTATATGGTGTATATTTTTTTAGAGGTGATCTATGAAAATATATGAATCAGAGATTACTGACGGTTTAGAAGAAGTTATTTCTACTAATGCAAGTGTGGCTTATTCTACTCCTGTTAGTATTTATATACCTAGTAAAAAACAAAAGAACGTTATTCAAAATTTGGTTGTTGCTAATGAAGCAGTTGCCGAAAACAAAGATCAATTTGATTTGTACTATTTGAATTCTGTTCTTGTTTCTACTGGATGGAATAAAAACGATGATGTTTTTCACCCTCAAGAAACTTGGGCGGCAAAAGACACTCCAGTAGACAAACAATTTAACTTTATGCATGATGAGTCAGATATCATTGGGCATATTACTGGAAGCTTAGTTGTTGATCAAGATGGCACTGAAATATCAGATACTTCTAACGCAGAAAAATTTGATATCATTACTAGCGCTGTTATCTACAACAGCTGGACTGATCCAGAATTAAAAGAAAGAATGACAAAAATCATTTCCGAAATAGAAGAAGGAAAATGGTTTGTGTCTATGGAATGCCTGTTTAATGATTTTGATTATGCAGTTATCACACCTGATGATGAACATAAGGTCATCGCTAGAGATGATGCATCTGCATTTTTAACAAAACATTTAAGGGCGTATGGAGGAAATGGAAAGTACGAAGGATACACGGTTGGAAGACTTTTGAGGAATATTGCGTTCTCTGGGAAGGGCTTAGTCAGCAATCCCGCTAATCCGCGAAGTGTGATTCTTAATGATGTCGAATCTTTTGCTGGGACGCAAGCAGAAGAAATAACTAACTCTAATATATATATGGAGACTAATCATATGTCTGATGTTCTTAAAGAACAGGTTGAAGAGTTA